TAGCATCTATTGCAGCTGCAGTAGGCAACCCAAACACCCCAACTGACGTACTTGTAAGTCTACAAAAGAAAATCCAAGAAACCGTCCAATCAGTAACTGGAAGTTCCAATGTCCTCCGTCAAGAAGCACTCGCCAATTAAGAAAGCTTTCTGTGAGGTCTGCCCTAGACAGTTAACTAGCTTACCGAATACCTATTGCCCTCTTGGCAAGCTAGTTAATGACTCTAAGAATCCTAAAGCCGGCTGCCAGTGGTATATAAATAGTAGTGAAGATAACTATTGTTTCTGGTCATGGCTAAAGAGGGTTTCAGATAGCAACGGCTTGATGGACCCCCTGTCTCAACATCAGATAGCAACTCTCCTAGGGCTATCTAGTTCCAAGATGCAAACCGCATACAAAGAACTTATGGAGAAGTTGAGGAATTCCGAAGAATTCAAGGATATTAAGGATCTCATATCTAAAGACTGACCCACCGCTACCTACCTAACCGCTTAAATAGGTGATATAATTCGTTAGAGCTTAAGTTCTAGCGATTTATATTTTTATAGAAGCGACAACAATGAACGATAAATTGCACTTTGTGATGCCCGCCGAATTAGAGAAGTCCGAAAATGGGGACTGGAAAATCAAGGGGTTAGCATCAACAGAGCAACGTGATCAACAAGGTGAAGTCATCCTTCAAAGAGGTATGGACTTAACCCCAATAGATAAGAAACAAGGTTACTTCAACTTCGACCACCAACCAGGTGTTGAAAACCTTGTAGGGACTATTGACGGCTATAGCCGATCAGCAGAAGGCTTATATGTAGAAGGCCGTCTGTTCAAGAACCACTCCAAGGCCAAAGCCCTGCACGAGATCATGTCCTCTTTGGGAGAATCAGACCGAGGCAGAGTAGGCCTTTCTGTAGAGGGTAGAATTCTCGAAAGAGACCCATTCAACCCTAAAATCATCAGAAAATGTGAAATCAAGAACGTAGCAATCACACTTAATCCCGTGAATGCTGATACTTACGCAGATTTAATCAAATCTTTATCCGGATCAGAGTTCGATTTTCAGTCTACTGAAGAAGCGAACCTTTCTAGGAATATAAATAAGGCTAAAGAGCAACCAGTATTCACAGCTACTCAAGTGCTGAACCTATTGGAAAAGACTCTAGGTGCTGGCATAGGTGCAGCTACTGAGGCTCCCCCTGCTAGAACCGGTGGAGATGCCCTAGCTAAGGAAGACTTGGATAAAGAACCTAAGAAAGTCCTAGACATTAAGCCAATGAAAAAAGGCAAATTAAAGCCAATGTCTAAAGAGCTTTATAAGTCATCTATGATGCAAGTACTGGATAAGATTCAACAATTATATCCGACCTGCACCAGAATGCAACTCTGGGATGCAGTTAAAGACCGACTTCAAACGAAGTACCCGGAATTAAAAGGTAAGTAAAATTACATTTCGTAAAATTATGGTATCATTACTAAAGATTAATTATTAGATTTTTAGGCATTATAATTAATAAGTTATTCGGAGAATAAAACCCATGGCACTATCAACACAAGCAGTAACAGCCCTAGAATTGGCCGCCGTAAGCGTTCCAATCGGACAAGAATTAGCCGCTGCGATTAATGCTGCAGAAGCATTGGCACCAGCAGCTGACGTCGCGGCAGTTAGCCCAGGAACAGTAGCAGCAGTTACAGTATCAACATCCAACACATATACTGATGCAGCTATGAACGTAGCTTTGGCTTCAGTTGTTGCTGATATTCAAGCCAACCGCACTGCACTTAACGCAATTTTGGTAGCTCTTAAAGCTGCCGGCCTAATGTTGTAATCGAGGGAACAATGGAAGCTTTAAACAAATCAGTCACAGACGCAATTGATTCTTTGATCGACGAACTCTTCGAAGACGAAGCAGTTGCTAAGTCTATGATTAAAGAAGACAAACCAGAAAAAGAAACAGCTGACGAAGCTTTAGCAGCAGTTCCAAAAGCTGAAAAAGACGAAAAACGTAAAGCTGGTCGTCCCGAACAAATCAGCGAAGTGCCACAAATTGACACTGACGGTGATCGTTCTGGTAAGTATGATGAGAAAATTGCTCAAAAACATACTGACGGAAGCAAAAAAGAAGACGAACAAGTCGAAGTTCCAGCTTTGATGAAAAAGTCACTTTCTTTAGACGAGTACGAAGATTATATGGCTCTTAAAAAAGCCAGAAAAATTGCAGAACATGCAGAGATCTTGGAAAAAGCTCGCAAAGAACAAACAGACTTGATCAAATCTGCAATCTCTGAAGCAACTCTTGGAATGCGTAAAGAAAACCAAGAATTGCGTAAAAGCTTGCAAGAACAATCCGAATTGATTAAATCAATGGCAAACAAGCCACAAAGATCCAAATCAATTACTAGCATGCAAGCCCTCGAAAAATTTGAGAAATCACAGACATCTTCTTCAGCTTCTATGTCAAAAGCAGAATTGCTTGATATTGCAGAAGAACTTGTGAAATCAAAAAGAAACGAAGGCTTCACAATGGAACACGCGATTGAGCTTGAAAACACAGGCTACATCTTTGATCCAGCTGCAAGAGCAATGCTAGAACGCGAAGTAAGTCGTAGAAACAAATAATCTTGGACTAAGTCCCGGATTAAAATGGAAAATTCCAGAATATATTGAATTAATTTTTTAAGAAACAAGACAAAAGGAAACAACATGGACTACACATTAGACAACCAAAGCTTGACCGGGTTCGGTCAACACTCAGTACAAGACGTGGAAGAGCTCCAAAAAGCGCTTTCAGTCGGCGGCGAATATGCTGTTGACACCCCAGGACAATTAACTGGTGGTGCTGCCCTCGCAGTTGAAGACTTGGACCGCACTTTGAAATTGGTCACCCACTCAATGGAACATCTCCGTTTGTGGAAAGACATTATCAAACAAAAAGTCAGTCAAACTGTTCATCAGTTCAACGTACAAAACAGCTACGGTGCTGAAGTTTCTCCGTTCTTCCAAATGGGTGGAACTCCAGTGGCAACCGATGCTTCATACAACCGTGAAGTATACGTAGTTAAGTACCTTGGTACACAAGGTAGCGTTCAACACAACTTGACATTGATCCAAGCGGCTCACGGTCCAGTTGTAGCACGCGAAGTAAAAAACAAAACAATCGAATTGTTAGCACGTAACGAACGCGCTATGTTCGAAGCTGACTCATCTATCAACGCTCTTGAATACGACGGTATCGATAAATTGATCCGTTCAAAACAAAGCGTAGCTGCATTCCAATCAACAGCATTTGCTGGTTACTCAGTTGTTGGCGAAGACGACACAGTAATCATCGACGCAGCAGGTAGCGGCTTGGACGAAGACCTCTGCGAAGCAGCTTGCTTGCGTGCAGTAAACAACTTCGGTATGCCAATGGACATGTACTTGGCAACTGACGTTCATAGTAACTTCAGCAAAGCATTCTATGCAAAAGAACGTACACGTCCTGGTGACCGTACGGCTGCTGGTTACTTGGTTCCTGAATTTATGGGTACGCTGAACTTTAAATTCAAACCATCATTGTTCAACCGCGCTCGTAAAGTGCCTTTGGCATCTTCAGTTTCTGCTGCCTCTGCTCCAGTGATTACTGGAACAAGTGCTGCTTCTGATGCGTCTTCTAAATTCGACTCAGTATCTGCTGGTACATATTCTTATGTAGTTTCAGCTGTTTATGCTGACGGCGAAACATTGCCATCTGCTCATGCTGAACAAGCAGTTACAGCTGGACAAAAAGTTACTGCAACAATCACATACAGCGGTGCAGTTCTTTATTTCAACGTATTCCGAGCCCCAGTAGGAACAACTGCTGGTTGGGAATTCATCGAACGTTTAGCTGCAACAACTTCTGGTGCAACATACGTTCTTGACGAAAACCTCCGTTTGCCAGGATCTGCTCGCGCATACTTGTTGATGCACGATCCAGACGTTCTTTCTTGGAAACAATTGGGAAGCTTGATCAAATACGACTTGGCAGTAACAAACACATCTTACCAATGGTTGCAATTGCTGTACGGTATGATCGTTATCCAAGCACCACGCAAAAACGTGATCATCGACAACTTGATCGTTCCAGTTCTCGCATACTAATCTAACCCGTAAGCCCTAAGCTTTAAAGGCCTCCCTAACCGGAGGCCTTTTTCATTTAAAGACTTTCTTACCTAAATAATAGATTCCAACTATTGGCAAGGTCAGGGCCATCGTCAACAAGAACATGAAGAATCCCACTGCAAAAAATACTAAACATAAGTGTGCGAAATGCATGACAATATCCTCAATTTACTGAAAATAATTCATCCAAGTAATATTCCCGATAATCCTTGTATATAGTCGATGCGAAGGAATATGGATACATGATACTTTGTGGGATTAAATGCCCATTGGAATCTCTGATTAAACCGTTTATATGATCCCTATGAAGGATGCAGTGACCCAGTTCATGGAATAGTAAGGCCTCCTTGCCATAAGCGTCTACGCTATTCCATTTAGAGCGTTTAATGGCTATGTAGGGTGGAGCTGAATCCCCGGATAGCTCACAGTACCCATTAACGTCGTCCTGAACTCTAGGCTCATACATTTCGATTGTAAGATTGGCGTAATTGAGTGACTTGTGATGCAGGATGGCCTCATGCTGGAATGCATTATATACATCCCGGAACTCAGGGTCGATAACCCCATAGCGCCTATGGAAATGATTGTAAATCAGGATTAAAACGATCCCAAAAAGTAGTCCTCTAATCAGATTTCTCATTCTTATTCCCTTTCGTAGGCTAGATCTATAGCATAGTCTTTAATTATGTTTTGCATGGTTTCAGAAGCCTCATGCCCACGATAATCAAGAATTTGAGAAGAGACTATTTCCCAATCCCCTGAATTACGCATTA